TTGGGCTTGGGCTTGCCAGTCGTTCGGGCAGCGGACGTAGTTGTTTTGGTCAGGCTGAAGCTGAACAGCGGGCCGGAAGACCGGGTTGACCTTGAAACCAAAGTTGTTGCCAATGAAGTTGTGGACGCCGAACGCCGTCTGGTTCGATGGCGTGCTCGTAAAACAGAAATCCGAAGCAAACGTGTCGCCAGGGCCGCGCACTTGGAACACATCAGTGCCGCCATCGTTCTCGGCGTTGCCTGGGTCGTTTGCAGGTAGCTGACCGGCGATGTGATCAGCACCAGTCAGTCGGCCACCGTTAGCGCGGTAGTAGATCGAGATCCGACCGTGGTCCGTAATGGCCAAGTCGTAGTTATTGATCAGGTTGTTGCCGATGGCGAATTGGGTCGGATCCAGCTCGGCAACCGTGCCCTCGCTGACCAAGAAGATGCTGCGCAGCAGTTGGCCGCCGCCGACGCTGTAGATCTGGCTCCAGAGCAGGTTGGTGTTGACGCGGAAGCCGCCGTAGCTAACCCCGTCAATCGTTTGCCGGTTGGCGTAAACCAGTGGAATAACGCTGCCTAACTCAACAACGTTTTGGACTGAGTCGAAACCGGCTTTTGGGGTGTAGCGGGCGCCGTTGACAATGTTCTGGCCTTGGACCGTGTTGGTCGTGACCTGCGCCTGCTGAGGAAGTTTGGGTCTAGGAGTTAAAAGTGTGCCCACATAAGTAAGGGCAGCACCAATAACTAAGTTGATCAGAATTATTTCAAAACCGCTGAGATTGACAATCGTCCCAGGTTCAATGCGGCTGTAACGTTTTATGTCACGGACAAACTGCCGATACTCACTCTCACTGAGGCCGGTGATCGCCATGATCTCCCGGTCCTGAGGCAACAGGACAATCCGGTCAGCACCTTTAGGAGAAAGAGTCATTGCAGTGAAATTTCCCCAGTAGTGGGTAGAGCACCAACCAGTTGCTGAGTCAGAGAACGACGCGGAGCGTTCTCGCGGATGGCATCAAGAGGGCTGCCCAATCGTACTGACAGCCGGGAGTTGTCATGCTCCAAGCCGGTTACTGCGTAGACCTCTTCGCTATAGGTCGAACTCTCTTCCAAGGTGTCTGGGTCAAGCCAGACCGTGCGCAATTTGACTAGCCAGCGATCATCAGCGGCTTGGGTAAAAATTGTTAAGCCCAAGCTGTTAAGCGCGAAGACCAAGTTGGCGCTGATGTTGGCAGCCTCTAGGTCCAATGTGCCGCCGCTAAATCCAAACGCGGCAAACGTATAGGTCTGGCCGTTATAGGTACGAGTGTTGCCGTGGAAGAAATTCTGGAAGCGATAGCCCGTATCGCTTCCGTTTGCATTCAGCAGGCGGATGTAGGTGCCAATCGCAAGCATCAGCGCATACCCAACGAAGCACGAGTGGAGGGTTTGTTGCGCATGTCGGCAAAGACCTGTGCCCGGGCTTGCTTGGCACTCGTAGCCGCGATCTGGGCCACTTGATCCACCGTTGCGTACTCCACATTATTGATCACCTCAGTCTGGATCAGCATCGAGCCGCCCGCACCAGTCAGCATTGTCTGGCGGTCTTTCTCCATCACGCGCTCGCGGGTGTAGCTGGTGCTGACCGCCAGTGCCTGAGCGTTTTCCTCGAATGCGCCAGCGCCGGAGGTGCCGCCCTTATTAAGTGCAGCTCGGGTGGCGGCGAAGATGTCGTTGGGGACGATGGCACCCTGGCGGCCGGGCACGAACAGCTCGGGGCCGTTCTCGCCAACCAGACTGGCTTGGCCGACTGGTGGATAGCCACCATCGGCAAAGTTCATCAGGCTGCCGTAGTTGTCGCCAATGTTTGAGGGCTGGAAGTTCGCACTACTGCCTGCACCTCCGCCTCCGCCGCCTCCCGTTCCGCCGCTAAAGAACGCTTTTGCGACTCCCATAGCAACGTAAGCAGCAATAATTTTTAAAGATTCCTGTATAAGGATTTCGCCAAAACTCTTAAGTGCTCGCCCAACAGCCTCAGTGCCAGTAACAGCTTCATCCGCAAAGTCTCTAAACATTGTTGCTACAGCCTGTACCGCCGGTTGAGTCAGCTGTAAAGCGTCTTGGAATCTTTGCTGCATCAACACAGCTTCGTTTACGGCAGGCTGGTATTCCTTAAAGACTGCAATATTATTTCTCATGTCTTCTGCCTGCTTTTCTAGGCCGCGTTGCTCTTTAAAGCTAAGTTTTCCGAAATCAATAGAGTTAATAATGTCTTCAGTGTCTTGCAACTGCTTGTTCATGTTGTCAAGTTGAGTATTAAAATCAACAATTTGCTGTTGTTGCATCTTTTCAGATGCGCCAAAGAAAGGAACAAAACCAGCTGTGGGGTCGGCGGCTTGAATAGCAGAAGCAGCTCGGCCACCCGCTTGAAGACGTTTTTGCTGTTGTTGGTTACCAAACTGCGCTTCACCGATTGCACGAGATGCAGCTGCAGCCTCTAACTGGCGCATAGAAAACTCTGTTTGCTGCCTTAGCAGCAAAGCTCTCCGGGCATACAGTTCGTTTATTTCTTTCTGAACGTTTAGTTCATTTACACCTATAAGAGCTGATTGACGTTCCAGGTCAAGGGCATCCAATTTATTTTGATAACCCATCCGCAGTGCTTGCTCCTGCGAATCAAAAGTTGCTAGCAAACCCCGTTCAAACTGAGCCTGAGCAACAATCACATTGCGGGTTTGTTCACGAAGTCCCAATACCTGAACTTCTCTCTGAAGTCGTTCACGCTCAAGCTGGCGCCGTGTTTCTTCAACGGCATTTCGTTGGGCCGCCTCTGCTTGGTCCTTACGTGCTTCTGCCTGCTTGATAAGGATCTCTAAAATTTCACGTTCAGCGCCCTTAACTTCATCCGTTAGCCGAACCCGTAGTTTGTCTAGTTCCAGGCTGGCTTGGTTTACAGCGAGTTGGCCCTGCCGGCTTGCTGCGGCTAGTCGAGTAAGGCTCAGACGATCTGCTTCAAATCTTGCTGCAGCTTCAGCATTACTAACGACACGATTAGCTATCTCTTGAATCTGGTCTTGCAAATCTTTGTATTCTTGGGCAGCTGCGTTTTGTTCTTGAAGAGTCTTTAGCAGTTCTCTGTAGGGTGCTATAGCTGCTGGCTTGGCTCCGGCTTGCTCTAGCGTTGCAATATCACTTTCCAGTCTGCGAACTTTATTAACATCAGCAAAGTCAACTTTTCCTCGCAGGCCCGTAAGCCCTTTTAAAAAGTCGTCAAGAGCATTTGTAACAGGCGTAAGACCACGAGCTAACAGCGCTTTGAGGTTGGTGTCAAAAATTGCAAATGTGTTTGATAGTTGTTCTGTTGATTCAGCAAATTTGACTAAAGCATCGACGTTTTCAGCGCCGATATTAGAACGAGCGGCACGAGAAACACCCGTAGCGCCAACTTCACCAATACCTAAAAATTCTGCAACACGCACCTGACGGGACACCGCAGTTCCCGCAAGGCCACCTATACGGATTAGCTCCTCAAAAGCTTCAATAGGTTTACGCAGTGCGTTGCCCGCGTTGACTGCAGCTGCAACAAATTTGTCAAAAATTTGGCCTACAGCCGACAAAATAATCTGAGCGCCAAATCCTCCGGCAACACCACCAAGAGCACCGCCTAAGACTGCTCCGGGGCCACCGCCAAATAGCAACGGGAAACCTGCACCTAGTGCAATTCCCTCAATACGTTGGCCGAACTTACGGTCCTTCTCGCCTTGAGCGCCAAGCTCTGCCTGCCTTTGCCGTTCCCGCGTAATTGCTCTTTCTTGGTTTACGCGGCGATTTGCTAACAACGTGCGCCGCCGAGCTACTTCAAACTCCCGCTGCTCAAGCGTCTGAAGCTTTAGGGATTGCCTAACTAAGTTTATCTTTTTGCGTTCTTGTTCTGTAAGAGCTTTATTTGCCTTATTTAAAGTACCTATAAGTTGTTTTACACTATTATCTTGATCTTTAAATCCGCCTCCTTTAAATTCTGTTTGATCTAATATTTCATTAAATGCGGCTATTTGTTGATTTATAGACGATACAGATTTGCCTAGTGTTTTTTTGCCGTTTTCAAAAGCACGAATGACGTCACGCAAACCGGCAGATAATTTACCGCTGGCATCTTTTTGTGCACCTCTACCACCCGCAAATAACTCGACAGGAGTTTTGTTTAGCGAGTTTACTAATGACTGTATACGAGTTACCTGATTAGCTACAGCGGCTAGTCGGCGTTCCCCTGCCTGACTAGCTACAACTAAATCAATTTTTGCTGAATAGTCAGCCACAGGGCTACAGCTCAGTCCGATGACCCAGTCTACGCAGTAAAAAGCCGCCGACTAGCGGCGGCGTTTTGCTTTGTCGATCTCCTTCTGCTGATCCTCGCTCAAGATTTGGAAGTACGCACTCCAGCCGATTAACTCCTCGGGAGTCATTTTTGCCCGAATTTCGCCAAGGGTCATGCCTAGCTCTTTGGCAACGCCAAATTGGAGCATCAGCCAGTTGTCCTTGCGAAGTTCGGCGCTCAGGCTTTTGGGTCGATGGGCTCGTCGTCCTCAGTAATCACCGCCAACATCAACGACTGAAGATCCTTGTCCTTGACTTCGTTCTTCAGTACGTCGATCTCACCAGCGGAGAACAACTTGTTGCCGCTCTCGTCCAGTGCTTTTGCAATCAAAAGCTGCAGAGCAAAGGCGTTAGCGTCATCCGACTTGGCTTGGCGCTGAGCACGCTCGCGCTCGGCGGCAGTCAGTGGGGTGACCCACATCTCAAACTCACTGCCATCGGTGAGCTGAACAGTTTTCTTAACAGGCTCAAGATTTGCTGCTTTACGCAGACGATCAATGGCACGAACTGGAACAGGCATAAATTTGCTTGTTTATGACAGTAGTGTAGCTGACAAACAATAAAAAACCCCGGCCGAAGCCGGGGTGTCCCCACGCCTACGAAGTCTAGGCAGAAGTGCTGAAATCGAAGGAAGGTGTGCCAGAAGGACGGAAGTTCACGGTCACAGACTGCGCATCGTCGGGGTTGATGTTCAGGCTGGCCGAGGTCAGCACTGCATCAAAGGCGATGGAGCGGCTGAGGCTGTCGCTCAGAGTGCCGCCGCTGAACACGCGGTCGGTGTACAGCTTGAAGGCAGCACCAGTTTGCTGGCGCTGAAGCACGTCCTCAACCATGCGGTTGGAAAGTGCTGCATCCTCGTTGGTCATGTACACCGTTGCGGTGCCAGTGCCATCGCCGAAGCCGGAGATGTAGCTGCGGAAAGGAACGTACTGACCAGGGGTTTGACCGATGGTTGTAACGTCAATTTCGGCGCGTGAAATCTCAAAGCTCCAGTCGCGTACTTGGCCGACAACTGCGAACTCGGCGTAAGCAACCTGGAACTCGTTAGGAGCTGCAGCGGTGCCGTCGTCGGTGATGTCAACAGCGGAACCACCTGCACTTGCAGAGACCTGCAGAGCGCCAGTGTTAGCGGTGTAGCTAATCACGTAGTAGGTGGTAGCGAGAGACAGACCTGCAGGCAGGGTGCCGGTGCCGGAGCCTCCGGTCTGGCTGTTGATCACGCTGAACTGGACGGGGTCACCGACTTTGAAGTTGAGGTAGGTCTCAACCGTGATGGTGTCGGTACCGATGTTCACCCCGGATTCACCGAAAGATCCGGTGGTTCCAGCGGGCTTGTAGTAGAGGGCGCCGGACGTGCCGGACAGAACGGTGGTGGCCATTGGCTTACCAAAGACGACTAGTGGGCGGGCACTGCCCGGCTTAATACAGGTTAGCGCCTGTAATAAACCTTACCTACGACAGCACAGTTGCTACATAGGACGTGTCAATGCGGCCAACAAAATGCGGCGCATCTTCCGTGGCAGAAAACGAGGGACCATTGATTTCCCCTACCCGGAAATACACACCGCTAGTGGTTTTTGCAGTGTCATTCAAGGTCTCTAAAACACCTACGGCCGTGTTAAGCAGGGTCTGATTGCGGGCGGGACCTTTACCCTTTTCGGTAAATACGCGAATAATTACTGCGCCTCGGGCATTGTCAACGCTTGAAGTCAGTGTGGGCTCATTTGTCAGCCCAAAGGTCACATTGACTCGAACATACTCAGTCGTCGTATTAGGTGGAGCTGCAGTGATGTTGTCAAAATAAACCGGCACGGCGGGATCTAAATCGCTAAACGCCGTAAGCAGGGGATTTTCGACGGCAGCACGGATTTTCTGGTAGTTCATAAGTCCACACGACCCAGCTCGTAATCAAGGTTAAGGCGGATCGTTTTTTCTATGTATCCACCTTGGATATAGGTGCTGTACCAGTCGAGTGGGGCGGTGCGGCGGTTAGGTCCGTCTTCGTCGAGAATTAAATCGCCCCGGTAGCCGCTCACACGTTCGCCGCGTTCAACATCTTTGAGCGGATCAACGCCAGGATCTATGTAGTCCCCCTCAATCAGGTCACGCGCTTCGTCGGCGTAGCTTGCAAAATTAGAAATTTTGTAGCGAACTTCGTCTAGCAAAAAGCCGCGACCGCTGAGTAGAGGGGCGGGAATGCGGCGGGGAACGCCAGGAGCCCCAGAGCCGGCGGTACGTCGTCCATCCGTGGTCTCAATTTGCCAAGAGTTAGCAAACTTGCCTGTCCAAACGGGTCCGGCTTCCTGTAGATCAACAACTATATTTTCGCTGGCGCGGGCAGGACCACGACTAAAAGCAGCAACAGCCAAACGGTCTAAATTTTCACCTAGACGATCCAGCTCACGACCAAAAGTTGATCTTTTTGCCATTACTGCGGCCTAGCAATAAGTGTGTGCATTACGGGTTTATCTCCTCTGTATGAAGTCACACTTAATATCTTTGCTTCACGGGTTGAACCAGCTTCCGTGTAGCGAATGCGGTCAGCTTCGGTGGGGTAGTAGCTATCTAGTTCAGATGCTCCAATGATCACTTTGAGGTCGGTGGATTGGTATAGACCTTCGGATTCGCGGGCGCTAATTCTGGAAATTACCGCTTTTACAGTGACGGTGGTGTCGTCGCCGGTTACTGCACCCGTTGTGGGGTTGTAGGTGCGGGGTGTTGTGGTTTTGATGTACGTGATGTCTTGGCCCCAGTCAGCAAGGATTGCTGTGGGCAGAGGCTTGAATGTGGAGTCGATTAAACCCATCTCAACCTCGGAATAAGCGGACGGCGTAGTTGGTGGCGCCGCCCATGCAGTAAGGACCGAGGTAGGTCTGGAGCCAGGGGTAGAGGTCAAAGATGTTGTTGACCATGCCCGGGGTCATGGAGCTGTCTTTGTACTTGACCTTGAGTTCGCCCAGTTCAACTTCGTCGTAGAGGCCGGTGGTGCCAGTGCTGCCGGTGATGGCGTCGGTGTCGTTGGCAAAGGCGCGGGCTAGTTCGTAGGTGGCGACCTTGATGCCCTCGGGAATTAGGGTGCAAACCAAGGCGATGCCGTCGACTTTGTAGTCCTCGCGGGGCCACTTCAGGGCTTGGGTGGTCGTGCAGCGGTCGCCGTAGAAGCTCAGCGCGTCGATCCAGCGGGTGGCGGAGATGATGGCGCGGTTCTTTTGG